ATGGCAGCCATTTCAGACCGCACCAGGTCAGACGGCATAACGGTCTGGGACGTGTCCTACAGGTTCGGCGGACGAGGCTCCAAGAAGGGCTCCGTCACCTTCACCGATAAGAAGACCGCCGCCGCGTTCAAAGCCGCCGTCGACGCCCACGGCGCCGCCCGCGCGCTGGAAATGCACGGGCTCAACCCGTCACCGCGGGCCACCAAGACCGCCCTGACCGTCGAGGCGTGGGTGCAACATCACATCGACCACCTGACCGGTGTCGAGCAATACACCATCGACAAGTACCGCGAATACCTCCGCAACGACATCACCCCCCACCTCGGGTCGATCCCGCTGGCGAAACTCACCACCGAGGACGTCGCCAAGTGGGTCAAGTGGATGGAAACCCATGGCGGCCGCGACGGCAAGGGCCACGCACCCAAGACGCTGCGCAACAAACACGGCTTCCTGTCGGCAGCGTTGAACTCGGCGGTCGGCAAGCACATCGACACCAACCCGGCAGCCGGCCGCAGATTGCCCCGCGGTGACGCCGACGACGATCACGACATGCGGATGTTGACCCGCGACGAATTCCGCGCCCTGCACGACGCCACAGCGGACCGCTGGAAGCAGCTCGTCGAATTCCTCGTAGCCTCCGGCACCAGGTGGGGGGAGGCCGCCGCGCTGCAACCCGAACACATCGATCCCAAGGCCGGGACGGTTCTGATCCGGCAGGCATGGAAATACTCCCCGTCCAAGGGGTATCACCTGGGGCCGCCGAAAACGAAACGGTCCCGCCGCACCGTCGACGTATCCACCCGCTTGCTGGAGAGACTGGACCTTTCGGGGGAGTACGTGTTCACCACCCCGGCCGGTGGCCCGGTGCGGTATCAGGGGTTCTGGCGGGACGTGTGGAATCCGGCTGTCAAAGCCGCCGAACTATCCCCGAGGCCAACCCCGCACGACCTGCGCCACACGTACGCCTCATGGCAGCTCACCGGCGGCACACCCATGATCGTGGTATCGAGGCAGATGGGCCACGAGAGTATCAAGATCACCGCCGATATCTACGCCGACGTGGACCGGGCCAGCGCCCGCGCCGCCGCCGACTTCATGGACGGAATGCTGGGCTAGCTGCCGGTGTTCCGTGCGCGCTCCACTGCGCCGACGCATGGACCCACTGCGTTGTTGCCGTCGGCCCATTCCCACTCAAGCGCCGGCAGGTGGCGCCCATCTGGGAATGCTGTTCTGCTGCGCGCGTCGCTGGTGAGCGCATACACCTGACCGTCGACCAGTGCCCACGTGTCCTGGCTCGACAACTTCTCACCGTTGTCGTTGTGAATGTTGCCGCCGATATAGGTGGCCGTGGCGCTGTTGACGGCTTGCACGTCGGCCAGGTGCTCACCCGCAGTAAAGCCCCCGTTGATGACATCGACCGTTCCATGCCCAGGTTCTCTACATCCGCTGATTGATGATTGCGTGATCGGGGCGGGCGATGTGTGAACCGTTCCGGTGTCGCGGGCCGAATGGCCGGATGAGGTGACGACGCCGAACGTGCAGCCGCCGACACAGCCGGCCAGGAACGCGCCTGTGGCGATGGCGATCACAACACCCTTGCCGATGCCGCCGGACATCATCGTCGCGCTCGGGTGTTGGAGATGGCGAACAGTGCCCACAGGACAGTCCAGAATCCACCCCAGGCCAGCCATGCCACGGTCATGCCGATCCCTGCCCCGGTGGTTTCGGTGTCATCGGAGGAGAACGCCGTGCCGATGAGTCCAAGGGCAGGCAACAGCGTGATCACCGCGGATATGCCCGCGAGGAACGCAAACCCGTAGTTGACGGTGCGACCTTCACGCGCGGTCGCCATCGTGGGCGCCATAGTGTGCGTGGTCCACTGGCGCCCGTCCCAGTAACGGGTAGCCCCCGTGTTGTCGGGGTACCAACCGGCGGGTGTTGTCATGGGCAAGATCCTAAATCGAGTTGGCTGACGGGGACGACAAATCGGCTAGGCCAGCTTGCGACTCACCCGCAGTTCAACGGTGCCATCCCCGGTCACCAGGTTCACTTGTCGAATGTCGGGGTCCGGGTCGATGCCCGCAGCCGCCCGACCGGCAACGTCCAGGATCGCCGCCAACGCCACTGGTAGCCGGTCCTCGTCGATCTTGTCCATGACCGGCTGGATGGTGCGGAGGAAGTTGGCCGTGATGTCCGGGAGCAGCACGTGCACCTCTTGAAGTTCGAGTGCCGCGACGACCGGTTCATGGTCGCCACCCATACCGGACTCAAGGGCTGATATGGCTGCGACGGTGAGGCCGGACTCCTCTGCGAGGCGCTGGCGGGACCATCCGCGTGCGAGCCGCGCTGCGCGGATGTCGCGGCCGTAGTCGATGGTCATTTGCTTAAGAATAAGCGTCCAGTAAATCCTGCTGGATTCCTGTGCGTGATGCGCGGAGTGTGCCTACGCTCTCGTCAATTGTGTTGTCCAACGCAAGGAATCCGCCGGGTTTAGCCGAGGGGGCTTTCATGGCACATGCCGCCGCCGATGATGATGTACGGACCCGCGCCGAGCTCCTGGAGGAGTTTCACGGCGTGGCCCGCACTGTGCCGGAAGAGTCATTGACCATCCGCGACATCGCCGACATGCTCACCATCGCCTACCGTGCCGCCGGCCGAACTGCCGAAGGACGAGAACGTGTCGTCCATCGTCCGGCCCGACCCGCGCTGCGCGTCGTTCGCTGAATCTACCTCCTGGGCTTCGCGCGTTTGGCCCGATGCTCCCGGCGACGCGGCTTGAGTAGCAGATAGTTCATCGAATCGTCTCCTGACCTCGTTGAGCAGCACGTCGATATGAACGTCCTGCAGGTTGGGTGTCAGGGCTGACCCGTCATCCGTGTAGCCGGCCAGTGACCGCGCGGCTGCGGTACGCACCCGTTCAATCGGGACGCCGAAGCCTTTGGCGATGCCCTCCATTGTGGAGTCGTCGGGCATTTGGCCGAGGCGCTCCCGGTCGTCCTTGATGATGCTGTGGACGAGTTGTCGGGACAGTCCTGACGCGCGCACGAGGTCGGCCTGTTTCCACCCTCGGCTGTCGAGGTGTTCCTGGATGAAGCGCCGGTACTCGTGCACAGCCAGAAGCCTTCCCTTGCTGTCTCTGTGTGCGCCACCTGCTGCGAAGCGCCGTGTCAACTGGGTCGCGACAAAAACAGACTATTCGGTGTCAACCAGGTATGTCGCGAGGCGCCCCATTTACCGCCTGTTAAGAGCGAAATTACACGCGTGCAAGTAGTTGACAGCGCGTCAACCACTGTCGCACACTATGTCGCGAAGTAGTTGACAACCAAGCCGAAGGGGCGCATGATGACAATCACCCAATCGATCCGCCGCCGGAAACGCGCGAAAGGCAGTTGGATGCAACTCCGTGATCTAGACCTCCTGCTCGACTACATGGAGGACAAGGACATGACGCAGGCACGCCTGGGTCGGCATGCCGAATGCTCTCGCCAGTTCATTCACAAGCTCGTCAGTGGACAGGTCCGAACGTGCACTCCGGCCGTTGCGCAGCGCATCGAGGAGGCGTTGGGCGTTCTTCCGAAGACGCTTTTCGTTGATCGAAAGTCGCCCACTACGCGACCTGAAGTAGCAACACGGAAGACGCCAGCCGCATAAGAAAAGGCCTCACCCGTGTGGAGCGGGTGAGGCCGCCGACAGTAGAGAGGTAAGTCTCAGTGTCAGATCAGAAGTCTACCGAGATGGTCCCGATCACCGTACCGGGTACCGATCGCGAGATCGTCGCATCCCTCATCGAGGGCCGACCGATGGTTTCCCTGCGTCACGCCTGCGAAGCGATCGGGCTAGCCACCGATTCCCAGAGGCGCAAGCTACGTAGCCGGTCGTGGGCCTGTGTCACCCAGTGGGTGTCGCAGATGCCCGGTGACGATCAGCGCCGCGAGTACTCGATGATCGATCGCCGCACCTTTACGATGTGGCTCGGCGGCATCGACGAGAACCGCGTCTCAACTGAAGCTCGACCGATCCTGGTCGCCTTCCAGGCTGAGGCCGCCGACGCGCTAGACGCCTATTTCAACGAGGGCGGCGCGATCAACCCACGCGCCACCGAGGACCAGCTCGACCGCCTCGCCCGCCAGGCCCGCGGCCAGATCGAGATCCTGCAACTCGCCAAAGGCTTGATCGACCCGAAGCACCTCGAATCCAAGGCCCGCATTGTCTTGGCCCGCGCTCTCGGTGAAGCACCCGAGATCGAGCCGGCCGACGTACCGCTGTACGTCTCGGACTACCTCACCAGCAAGGGGCTGGACCGGACCCTGGTCGACGCGAAGGCTTCCGGGTTCGGAAAGCGGCTCAAGGCGCGCTACATCGTGGAGCACGACCGCGAGCCGGAGAAGCATCACCAGACGTTGCCGAACGGCACGGTGCGCCCGGTCTACGCCTACACCGAGGCTGATCGGCCGCTGTTCGATTCGGTCTGGGCCAAGCATTACGCCAACGTCGTCGCGTTCCCTGCGGTGGTGTCGTGATGCGCGCCGACGATGCACTCAAGTACGCGGCGGCACTGCTGAAGTCGCGCACCGACTGGGCCCTGGACGCCATCGGCGGATCGCTGTGCAACCAAGAGGGTCACGAGCTGGAGACCGATGCCCTCTATGCCATCACGGTAGATATCGCCAAGCTCGCCGCGCAGTTCGGCGATCCGTTGCGGTACTCCGACGGTCGGATGGTGAAGTCCAGCAAGGAAATCGACCGTGGGTTCACGACCGAGCATATCTGGCACCCCGTAGCGGAGCTAGAAGAAGTTCGGTCCCACCGCGGCAACTTGCTTTCCGGCGACCCCGATCTTCCACCGCCCGGCATCTACGAGGTCACGACTTACCCGGCCACCCAGCAGATTCACGTGAGGGTGGTGAGGACCGCATGACTCAGCATTTTCCGCGCCCGTCCGTGTCGCATTGGCCGCAGCCGAAGCGCCCTGTGTGGGTGTCGAAACCGAAAGGGGGGTCGAAGTGATCCAGGCGCACGCGTTGGAGGTGGTTGCTGAAGCGTACGCGGACGTCATCCCGGCTGTGGACAAGGTGCGTTGGCTGAAACGCCGCATCAAAGATGGACGTATCCCCGGTAAACGCTTGTCCCGCAACGTGGTTGTGATGACGGACAAGCATATCGAGGAGTGGTTGAACGGCGATGACGCGCCGGAACCTGCGCCGGTTGAGCCGGTGTCGATCGTGGACGGCCTAGCAGCCCACAGGAGGGCATCGTGACGTGGTTCGTGTGGTTGTGTCAGCGCTGCGGCACAGGGTTTAAAGCGCAGGTGATCGCGACGGATTGCGCCCCGTGCGCTGCTGCTGGTGCACGTGCGACGGGTCGTCCTATGCCGGCCGGTGAGATGGGCGGCGAGTGATGGCCTACACCCAAGATCAAATCGCGGCGATCTTCGCGGAAGCGGAAACCACCAACAAGGACGTCACAGACCCGGTGTTTCGTGCGGCTTTGAACTACGCGTATCTGACGGGCCGGTTCGGTATCGACACCACCCTGTATGGGGGCGCGTCGTGATCAGTATCGCGCGGGTCTGCCAGCTCATCGACCAGCTGGTGCTTGGCCACGACGGCGACCGCATCGTCACCGAGACGCGGCGTGCTGAGGGGACGCAGCACGCGCAAACCCCCGGGGAGGTGAGCGCGGCAATCCCCGATCCCGCGCCCTCCCTGGGGGACCTCGCCGGCATGGACGACTCCGACCTGTTGGAGCTGGCCGCCGACGCCATCTATGCCTATGCCCGCAGCGTCCCGAACGTCCTTGACCTCAACGGCCTGCTGAATCTCGCGGACGAACTCCGCGACAGGGCCGCCCAGTTCGCCGCCCTCGAAAACCACTTCGACATGTAAGACGGCGGGCCACCTGCCAGTGACCCGCCGAAACACCGGAAACACAACCAGAAAGAGAGATTCCGATGCAATCCACAGAATACAGCTACGAGATCCGGGAGGACGGGGCCGCGCTCATGGCGTTCGTCGTCGCCCCCGATGGCCGGGAGACGGTCACCGGCAGGTGCATGGCGGCCATTGACGACCAGTGGGTGGTCAGCCTTGTGGACGACCAGGGCAGTACCGCGTCGGCGGTCACGCTGGACCGGGCGGACGCGTTGACGCTCATGGACTTTCACGCCGGGCTGCTGGTGCGGCTCATGGCAGCTGAGGCGGTGCAGCCATGACGAATATTACCGCGCACAACGACAAGTGGGGCGACTTGCCCCTGTTTCCCGAAGGCCGGTGGGTCGCGTCGGATGAGGACACCGCGCACTGGTCGGATCTGATGTACCTGCGGGCGATCGCCGATGATCTCGAAGATCGGGGCGGGCTGGTCGACCTCGGCGTCAGTGTCGAACTGGAGGCTGCGCTGGCCGAGCTGCGCACCGACGAGCCGGACCGCGCCGCCGAGCTGCTGAAGGCGTGGCGCTACGACGAGTGGCCGGACGAGTCCGAGCCTATCCCGGCTGAACAGCCAAAACGCCGGTGGTGGCGCCGCACCGTGCACAAGCGGACCGCCCGCCGCCTGTTCGCCGCCCTGGCCGTCGCGGCGCTCGTCATCGTCGGCATCGGCTACGCGACCGCGCCGGCAAAAGCCGCTCCCGGTCAGTGTGTCTCTACCCCGTTCGGCGGATTCTGTGACGGCCCGATGCTTCCCGGTGGGATCTATCACCACTGCGAGGGCGCACTGGGTTTCGGTCAGTGCTTCTACGTGCGAGCCGTCCCGGTTGAGGTCGATCCACGGGGCTGGGTGCCGGCATGAAACTGATGACAAGCGATCTGGTCCGCATCCTCAAGGATGCTTCTCTGTTCGCCAGCTCCGACAACCTGTTGCCCATCATCAATGCCGTACACCTCACGGTGCGCGACGGCGGCCTGTTGGCGTTCGCTACTGACCGGTTCATCCTCGGTGCATCGAAAGCGCCCGTGGAGGAGCCTGGCGACCTTGAGGTTGCGCTGACGTTGAGGCAGGTGAAAACCGTTCTCCAGTTGGCCAATTCGTTTAAGCAAGCGTTCTCCACCGTGGCGCTCAAGGTGGAGGCCAAGAAGTTCCATGTGGCGTTTACCAGCGGCGAATCACTCGCCCTACCTGTGGAGCTTGATGACGGTCCGCAACTGTCGTGGCTGACACTGTTGTCGACTCCGGCGAAGGATGATTCCCCGGCGAAAGCGATGGACGTCAACCCGCAGCTGTTGGCGCGGTTCGCGCGGGTGACGGGCGGGCCGCGGCGGATGCGGTTGTGGTTCTCCGGGGCCAACAAGGCGATGCGGGTGTCGATCGGCGACGAGTTCGTTGGGCTGATCATGCCGGTACGGATGCCCGACGAGACGGCTGGTGATTGGTGCGCGCCGGACTGGCTGAATGCGCCACCGAAGCCGAAGCGCAAGCCTCGCGCAAAGAAGGTGCCCGCATGATGCACACATGCCCATCCTGCGGTTTCCTTGGCCGAAAGTTGAGGCGCCGCAACCGTAACGCCACCGACGCCAGGCTGGTCCGGTTCTGGGCGCAGTTGGCCGCTGAGGTTCGCAGCTCCCAGCCGAGCGTCACCGTCTACGACAGCCGGTTCCGCCAGGTCGGTGACCCGGTGACGTTCGACCAGCTCGCTGAGGCTGGTGTCGGGGTGAGGTTCAAATGATCCGCGACTGGCTATGGGCGCCCGTGCTGATATTCCTGGGCATCTTGTTGCCCGGCCTCGCCGCGTACGGGGTGATCGGGTGAGCGCCGCAATCATCAACTTCGAGCCGTGGATGGAACAAGCAATCTGCGCCCAGTGCGACCCCGACGCATGGTTCCCGGAGAAAGGGCAGCCAGTCGAAGAAGCGCGGCGGGTGTGCCGTGGCTGCCCGGTGCGCATCGACTGCCTCGACTACGCGCTTGTTCACGGTGAACGGGGCATTTGGGGTGGCATGACGGAATATCAACGCCGACAGTTGAAGCCGGGACGCAACGCCTACCAGGACTGCGCGTGGTGCCGCGACCCGTTCATCCCGTCCGGACCCGGCCAGATCTGCTGCTCGCGGGCATGTGCTGCGCGGTACCGCAACAGGAGGTCAGCGTGACGGACTATTGGCAGGCCCGCGCCGCGTGCGCCGACTACAACCCAAACCGCTGGGACACCGACGAACCATCGCCGGACACCATTGCTATCTGCAACCGGTGCCCAGTGCGGGAGCAATGCCTCCAAGACGCTATGGACCGCAAGGAACCACGCGGTATCCGCGGCGGCTTGACCCCGAACCAGCGGCACCAACTCGCCCGCAGGATCCCACCACGATCCTGCAAAGGCTGCGATTCCACATTCATGCCGGGGCATCACCTGGTGCGGTACTGCACACCCGAATGCCGGCGTGCGGCGCAGACCGCGCAGCAACGCGGCTACGAGGCCAGGCATCGGGAGAAGCGCCGACAGCGGGACAAGCAGCGGCCCGAATCGCGTCACCTCGCCAGGAGGTCGGCATGAACCCGATCCATGAGGCCGAACGTGCCGAGTACCGCGCCGCCCTCGCATCCATGACCGAAATGGAATACGCCGCAACAGAACCTGATCGCCCCGACATCTACGGATGGAACCCGGAGGACAACCTATGAACGACACCCGATTGACCCGCGCGCGTCTCCTGCTGACAGACGCCAAGAAGGAAATGGCCGCGTTCGAGGACACGCTCGGTGCGGGATCAACGCGCGGGATTGCCACCGCAACCCAGGTCCACATCGGCGACGCCATCGACCTCGTGCAGTACCTGGAGGAATGGTGAGCACCCCGACATCCGTCCCGAGTGCCGACGGGCTTCACCGATTCGTCGACGAGGCCGAGTATCACCAGGACCGCGGCAGCCTGAGCGTCTCGGGTGCGAAGCTGCTGTTGCCGCCGTCGTGCCCCGCGAAGTTCCGCGAATACATGGACACCGAGCGGAAACCCAAGAAGGAGTGGGACTTCGGGCACGTCGCCCACCATGTGGTGCTGGGCAAGGGCGCCGAGTTCAAGGTGCTTGACCCGGCGGTGCACGGGCTGAAGGCGGACGGCACACCCTCGGATAAGCCCACCGCAACCGGGGCGTGGAAGAAAGCCGCCGACGATGCACGGAAGCGCGGCCTGACCCCGATCCATGTGGATGATCACGCGAAGGCTGAGCAGATGGCCGCGCGGGTGCTCACCCACCCGGCAGCGTTCGAGTTGTTCCGTGACGGTGACGCTGAAGTCGCTCTCTACCACACAGATCCCGAGACAGGGGTGCGGCTGCGGGGCCGGGTCGACTGGCTGCAACCCAACGGCGACCTCGTGGACTACAAGACCTCCACCACCGCCAACCCGGCTGAGCTGGTCCGCAAGTTCTGGTCACTCGGCTACTTCATGCAGGCCGCCTGGTACCGGGATCTGGTCATTGCGCTCGGGCTCGCGGAGAACCCGCGGTTCCGGTTCGTGGCGCAGGAGAAGGAACCGCCGTTCGTGGTGACGGTCGTGGAGTATGACGACGACGCCATCGCCGAGGGGCAGCGGCTCAACCGTGAAGCGATCCGCCTCTACGTCCAATGCACGGAGCGCGACGAGTGGCCCGGCTACAGCGACGACACCGTAACCATCAGCCTCCCCGGCTGGGCCACCTACCAAGCCGAGCGCAACAACCACGCCGCCGATGACCTCATGGCCGCACTCGAAGCGGCCCTCACAGAACAGGATTGACATGACCACCACCGAAGTCGCACGCACCGACCTGCCCGCACAGATCCGCAAGATGGAATCCGCATTCCAACTCGCCATGCCCCGCGGCGCCGAAGCCAAACAGCTCATCCGAGACGCACTGACCTGCCTGCAAACCAACCCGAAACTGAGGCAAGCCGAACAAAACTCACTACTCGGGGCGCTGATGACCTGCGCCCAACTCGGCCTACGTCCCGGCGTCGGTGCGCTCGGGCAGGCGTACATCCTCCCGTTCTGGGACCGCAAGGCCGGTGGCCAGAAAGCCCAACTCGTCATCGGCTACCAGGGCTATGTCGAGTTGGCGCACCGCTCGGGCCGCATCGCCTCCATTCACGCCCGCACCGTCTATTCCAATGACCTTTTCACCCTGAAATACGGTGCCGCTGGCGACGACATCGAACACATCCCGACATGGGTGGACGGCACCCGCGGTGAGGCGGTCATGTTCTACGCGGTGGGTCGCACCACCGACGGCGGGTATTCGATGACTGACCCGATGACCGTCAAGGAGATGGAGGCATACCGCGACAGGCACGCCACCGCCCGCGACAAGTCCGGCAAGGTGTTCGGCCCGTGGATCGACCATTTCGAGGCGATGGCGCACAAGGGTCTCGCGCTTGACACGCCCATCCCAACCCCGGCTGGTTGGACCACGATGGGCGACGTTCGCGAGGGCGACACCGTGTTCGACATGGCTGGTCAGCAGACCACTGTCACCGCAAAGTCTGAGGTCAAGAACATTGGCTGCTATCGGGTGACGTTCTCCAATGGCGACACCATCGTCTGCGACGAGGAGCACCGATGGGTTGCCGCCATCGGCAGGAACGCCGCGCGCGATGGATGGTCGGTGCTCACCATCGGTGACCTCTACGCCGCTAAGGAGTCGGGGCAAGCTGTCGTGATCCCAGTCGCCGGCGAGCTGGAAGTGCCGGACACGGACATCGTGCTTCCAGTCGATCCGTGGTTGCTCGGCTACTGGCTCGGCGACGGATCGGGAACTGCGCGGGAGCATGGCGCGCACGTCTCGTTCACCGCACACCGTGACGTGCTCGCCGAGGTTCAGCAGCGCATCCACGCCACCACCCCGTACCGGGTCGGCGGCATCTGGCCTGACAAGCGAAGCAATGCCGTGCAGTTCGGCGTCCGCGGCGGCCTCGCGAAGGAACTCGCCAACCTGGGCGTGCTGGGCGACAAGCATGTTCCCGCCGAGTACCTGCGCGCATCGGCGGACGATCGGCTCGCGCTACTCCAGGGCTTGATCGACTCCGATGGCAGCATCGACAAGCGCCGCGGTCGGGTCCGGTTCATCAACACGAACCGGCGACTGGTGGACGCGGTGGCGGAGTTAGCTGCCAGCTTGGGCCAGGTCGCTCACGTCGTTGACCGGGGTGGATCGTGGGAGGTGGCCTTCACCCCGTCTGTCATGCCCGCCACGCTGTCCGTCAAGGTGGCGCGCGTCCGACCGCGGAAGGTGAAGACCTATCGCTCGGTGAGGTCTGTCGAACGTATCGACTCAGTGCCTACGCAGTGCATCGCAGTGGACTCATCGACCCGGACATACCTGGCTGGGAAGAGTATGGCGCCGACGCACAACACGATGATCCGCAAGCTGATGAAGCTGCTACCCAAGTCGACGGAGATTCAACGGGCGATGGCGCAGGACGATTCAGTGCGCATCGACCTGTCCCCGAATGCGGTTGACGCCGAACCGACGTACATCGACGCCGAAGCTGAGGAAGAGCCCGCGCAGGAGCCGCAGTCATGACCGCGCGTAAGGGCTCCCTGATGCGGCACATGGCGGAGTGTGGGCATTGGATGGTGGTGTATTCGTTGGAGCCGACGCCGATCGCATGCCCGGATTGTTCGGACAAGTTGCGGTACGAGCTGGCGGAAGCGTTCGAGTTGGATCCGCTGCTGAATGCCGAGTCGGAATCGTTCGACCCTGGCGAGTTCCCTGGTATTCCTGACGAGTTGGCTGCGGCGATTGAAGCGGCTTGCGTGCAGTATGACGCTGCCGCCGAGTTGGTGCAGGAAGCGGAGGACCTGTACGCCACAGCGAGCCGTGAGGTGCGGGAAGCGATCGACAAGTGGCTACCCGCCGCTGAACGGCTGGTAATGCCATGAGCGCTATCAGTGACCCTGATTCGCCCGTGGTCCAGGACGCACTCACCCGCCGTTGCTTGATCTGCAAAGCGGAGCCGGGCCAGTTGTGCACGCCGTCACCGATCCCGAATTGCGGTGAATTACCGGGCCGGATAGTCCATTTCGCACGCACCTACAACGTGGAAGGTAAGCGATGAACGCGACAGATGATGGTGATCCGTTGGGTGAGGGGCCGATCGACACCCTCGCGGTTCAACGCGCCGCCGAGTTGGGTTTCCTGGCCGGTGCGGACCTCGCCCAGGCACGCGCGCAGCTCGCGGAACGGCAGACCCAGGCGCTCAACAAGGTTCGGGAACTGCACCGGCCGCTGAACATGGCCGTATGCGACGCGTGCGATATGCCGCTGGATGATGACGAGCGCTGCCTGTGCGATGACGGCTGCTACACGTACGGCACATATCGCGTGTGTGAGGAATGCCGCCCCGACGAGGACGGCAACCCGGTTGAGTACCCGTGCCCGACCATCCGCGCGATCGACGAGGCCGGTGCGTGATGGCCAAGACGTACGACGAGATCCTGGCTGAGCAGCGCGCTGAGCGGGAACGGAAGTTGGCTGCTGACCGGCAGCGCATCATCCTGTTCGCGCTCGAATCGGTCGCTGGTGACGGGCTGCCCCGGGTGTCGGCCTACACGGTCGACCACCTGATCAGCCAGGGGTTGATCGAGGCTGCGGGTGACCGGTTCCGCCTCACCGCGGAGGGCCGGATCGCGCTCGCCAACCCAGCCGAAGCGCCCGCGTCCGACGAGCTCGCACTGTTCGGGGCGCTGTCGTGAGCGCCCGGTGGCTTCATGAAGCGCACGTCCGGGTCGGTGATCCCTGTTTCCTGTGCGGTGTTCCAATGGTTCCCGCGTCGCGCACGTGGCCGGCTGCGCTCGTCCCCGAAGGGCACCGCATCCACGGGTCCTACGGCCTGTGCCGCCCGTGCTATCAGCGCCGCCACCGTGATCCTGCTGTCGCGGAACTCGTGGCCCAGGCCAAAGAATCTCAGGTGGCGTCATGACCGTCTGGATCGTCAACCAGCGCACCGGCAGCAAGGCGGGGCCATTCGACACTTACGTCGAGGCCGCCGAGTTCCGGCGCAACGTTTTACGTCCGCGCTTGGGTCCGAATGAGCCGTGCCCGTTCGCTATTCGCAGCGACGAGCAGCCCTCCACTGTGGCCGAGGTGCCGGGCCAGCTCGAATTGTTTGGGGCCACGGCATGACCGCCCCGTCGATCGCCACCCAGGCCAATGCGATCGCCGAGCGTCTCAAACAGTCCGTTCCCGCGTACCAGCCGCCTGAGACTGTGGCGCCGTCCGTGGTGCCGCTCATCGAACTAGCTGAGTTGGTGGGGGAACTGGCGCGGCGGGGCGAGCAGCAGCCTGCCGAGACCGTCACAAGCATCCTGCTCGAGCATCAAGGCCCGTTCTTCAACGGCGCTGAATCCCAGTGCTCTTGCGGCCTGTGGGTGAAGACGGCTGGGGGCTGGGCAGCGCATGTCGCCCGGGCGCTCGGAGGTGCGTCGTGACGGCGCCACCGTTCGCCTACTACGGCGGCAAGACCCGGCTGGCACCGAAGATCGCCGCGTTGCTGCCGCACCATGAGCACTACATCGAGCCATTCGCCGGGAGTCTGGCGGTCCTGCTGGCCAAGCAGCCGAGCCGCATGGAGACGGTCAACGACCTCGACGGCGATCTGATGACGTTCTGGCGAGTACTCCGCGAGCGGCCCGAGCAGCTGGCCCGGGCGTGCGCGCTCACCCCGCATTCACGCGCGGAGTACTTGGCCCAGCGCGAGGCCTCCACCGAGGATCTCGACGACGTTGAGTGCGCCCGACTGATCTGGATCAAGCTCTCCCAGGGGCGCTCGGGGACTCTGCAGTCCACGGGCTGGCGGAACTACGTCGACCCTGCGGGCTGCTCGGTCGGGATGCCCCGGTATCTCGACGGTTATGTCGAGCGGATGGCGGCCTGCGCCGAACGACTGCACCGAGTCAGCCTCGAATGCCGTCCGGCGCTCGAAATCGTCAAGCAGTACGGCGCATTCGCGAACTGCTGCCTGTACATCGACCCGCCATATCTCGGCACCACCCGCACCCGGGGCGGCGGCACATATCGCCACGAGATGCGGGAGCACGACGAGCATCTCGAACTGATTTGGGAGCTGATGGGCTGCCAGGCGTCGGTGGTGCTGTCGGGTTACCCGTCTGACCTGTACGACGACGCGTTGGCCAGTTGGGACCGCATCGACATCTCGACAATGACCGGTCAGAGCCGGGGCGAGGGTCGCGGCCGCACCGAGGTCCTCTGGTCCAACCGGCCACTCACTGATCAGCGGTCACTGTTCGACCTCGAGGACACCTCGTGACCCCTGAGTTTGTGCGTTGGTGCCAGACCCAGCGCGCCCTGTACGGATCAATGTGGAGGACAAGACGATGAGTGATCAGGTAGACCAAATGCTCGAATCGCACAAGTTCAGCCCCGACGGCAGCATATGGGTGCCAGAAACCCTGCAGCAGGTTCGCGACCGGATCGAATACATCGACGCCCACGAATGCGACTGCGACGAACTGCCGCACAGCAACGCACTACACGACCTCGCCAACGACGATGTTCCCGTCCTGCTGAAGGTGATCGAACAGCAGGCGGCCGAGGTGGAGCGGCTGCGGGGGCAGGTTCGGCAGATGCGTCGCCAAACCGAGTTGTTCATGGAGGACGGTGACCGCAACCGGTTGACCGTCGCGCTGGCGGTGTCCGATGAGTGACGCCCAGAAGCTCATGGCCGATGCGGTTGCGCGCCTGGCATATACGCATCGCGTAAGGCCCGGACAGTGCTCGTGCGGGGAGCGACTCCCTGCACCTAGCGACTCCTCTCACGCGCACCACCTCGGCCAGCTCGCGGCCGCTGAGATCGACAAATCCCTCGGAGGACTCCGCAAGCTCAACGGCCACGGGCAACTGCTGCCCGGCGGAATCCTGCAGTCGGTGTACGCCATCCCGGGGGCGCCCGCCCCGGAGTCCAAGACCTACACACAGTGGACCTCCGGCTGGACCGAGGTGCAGTCGTGACGCGTCAGTTGCCGAAACCTGTTGCCGTGCCGCTCGGCTGGATCCTGTGTGGCGCCATCAACGCCTTCATCTACGGCGGCGGATGGCTCTGCATGCGATGGGACGACCTCACCGACGCCATCGCATCACGACGCGCATCCCGGGCCATGTGGCGCGACGTGGACCAGATCCTCCAGGAGAGTGACCGATGAACGTTGACCGCATCGCCGAGATTCTGCGCGACCAATTCCGCTTCGTGAGCGAGTCCCGCCTTGGCGAGATCGCCGCCGAGATCGACGCCGAGCTGCACCCGGTCATCGAGACCGTCGAACAGCTCGACGCGCTGCCCAACGGGTCTGTGGTTCTCGACTCCGAAGATGGCTCCTGGCAACGAGCGTGGGGATTCTGGTACGCGGGCGGGAATCGAGATAGTTGCCCCGCCAGCGATGTGTGGCTCCCCGCCCGCGTGCTCTGGACACCGGAGGTTGACCGGTGAGTCTTCCCAATGCCGAGCGCCAGCCCCCGGCGTGCGGCGCGTGCGGCGGCGATACCTACTACGACGACGGATTCGTATGCGAGGACTGCCAACTGTTCTTCGACCGAGACAGCCTCGAAGCGTCATTCATAGACCCAGGCGCCAAAGTGTGCGGGGCTGCGTGCGACAACACCTGGCACGGCGACCACAAGATCAAACCAGGCACGGGATTCCAGTGCGGCACATGCCAGCTCCCCGCCGGCCATACGTCATTGCATTGGCGCGATTGCCAGACCGTGAATCTCGCGGAGGCCGACCGGTGAGCTTCGAAGCGAAATACCACGGCCCCTGTGCATACGGCGACGACATCGAACCCGGCGAACTCTGCACCTTCGACGAAGACGAGAACATCGCCCACGTCGAATGTCTAGCGAAAGATGCCACCGACCAACCTGATTGGTCGTCGGTGTGCCAGAAGTGCTTTCTGCAGCACGCTGGGGAGTGCTTCTGATGAGGCATCTCAACGAGGTGATGGAGAAATCGCCCGCCGGGACCGCGTTCTCCAACGGCGACCAGGGCTACGACTGGATGTCCCGCTGGTGCGACCGCTGCCACCACCCCGTCGAAAAAGCCTGGCAGGACTACAACGACGGCAAACGCAAAACCCAACTCAAGGGCTACGAAGGTGGCTGCCCACTACTCATGGCGGCAATGACCGGCGAAGTCATCCCCACCGAATGGATGCCACAAGACGACGGCCCAGACCGCTACCACTGCATCGAGTTTCGAGGCCCCGACGACGGCTCCGGGGAACCGCGACCGTTGCCTGAGCCGCCTGGCATGGACGGGTTATTTGAGCGGCCCGAACGCGCTACCCGGATGCTCGCGCAATCGCCCACGGAGGTGCTGGCCAATGCCTGAGCCGTGCATCTGCTGGACCACCAGCCCCGTCGTCCTACATGAGGGTCACTGCTGCATGAACGTGCCCGACGACCATCCCATCGGCACACCACCACCATGCGGGCACTGGATCGACCAGGAGGCGCGCGATGAGTGAACCGTGCCCCGGCAGTGGCTACCAAACCAGCATCATCGGGCGCGTTCCGGGTTGGCCGCACTACACAACCTGCCCATATTGCCGACGCAGCTTCACCGCGAACCTAGATGGGCGCATACGTAAACACACCGGGCTCCCCATCCAACCAGATGGCGGATGCCCCTATCGCTGCCCCGGCCCCGAATGCGACTTCGCCTGCTACCACCCGGCGGTGCCCGATGAGTAAGCCCTGGCTGCCATTCCCGCGCCGTGAACTCGTGGCACGCGGCCGATGCGCGGAGTGCGGGTTCCACATCCGAACCCAGGGCCACCGCGAGAGCTGCCCAAACCGAGAGGAGAACTGATGGCCGTATCAAAACGCCTGCGATTCGAGGTGCTGCGCCGCGACAACCACACCTGCCGATACTGCGGAGGCAGCGCGCCAGACGTGATCCTGACCGTCGACCACGTAATCCCAGTGGCACTAGGCGGATCCGACGATCCATCCAACCTCGTCGCGGCCTGCAAGGACTGCAACGCCGGCAAGACATCATCCAACCCGGACGCCCCACTGGTCGACACGGTTGCGGACGACGCGCTGCGGTGGGCTGCGGCGATGAAACAGGCCGCCGAAGAGCTGACCCGTGCCGATGACGCCATCGAGGACATCCTCGACGCGGTAGCGAACGCGTGGAAGCCGTACTACATGCCGGCCGACTGGACTGGTTCGGTCGTCACGTTCATCAAAGCGGGGCTGTCGCGGGACGATCTACTCGCGATGGTCGATGTGGCCTACCGCAAGCGAGGAATCGACAGCAACCGCTGGGCGTACTTCTGCGGCTGCTGCTGGTCTCGGGTTCGCCAGATGCAGGATCGGGCGCAAGAAATCGTCTCGGAATCATCTTCGGCGGCAACCGAGACTGACGGATTGGTATCAGCCTGGACGGCTGACGAACTTCGGTCGACTGTCGAGCTCTATGAGGGATTCGCTGAATCTCATATGGAGCTCAACGAGATCGAAGAAGTGGGTTGCAGACACCAGCCAACCGGACCGCGAAGCTGCGGTGACCCAATGTGCCAGATGGAACGCCTCGCACTCCTGAACAGCGAAATCGACCGCCGTGTCTGGAAATTCCTCCGCGAGGACGGGGTGATGAATCGCCTCGATGAACTGGATGAGCTGGACGAAATCGAGGCTGCACATGGCTAGAGACCACGCCAGGATCAACCTCGACTTGTGGGGCGACGACGACTGGATGGACCTGTCCGTCGATGCCCAGATGCTCTACCTCACCCTCTACACCAACCCGGGCCTATCGTTCTGCGGCGCAGGGGAATGGCATCCAGGCAGGATCGCCGCACGCGCCACCGACTGGACCGTGCCCCGCATCGAAGCCGCCGCGGTAGAGCTGTCCAGGCGCCTGTTCGTCATCATCGACACCGACACCGCCGAGTACCTGCTGAGGTCGTGGATCAAGCACGACGGCCTCTGGCGCACCCCGAACATGGCTGTCACTGTCGCCAACGCCCGCGGGGAACTGTCATCGAGGACGCTGCGTGGGGTGATCGTTTTCGAGGTCGCCAAGCTGAAGAAAGCGAACCCCGATTCGACGTCGTGGGGCAGGCCGGCGGTCCAGAAGATGCTGACACAGAAGGCGATTGACGCGACGGAGTTAGAGCCGTTTAACCCTGGCCCTAAGGGTGGGTCTAAGGGTGGGTCTAACCCTTGCGCTAACCCCACCTCTAAGGGTGGGGGAACGGACGATCTAACCCCACCTCTAAGGGTGGGGGAACGGGAAGCTAAGGGTGGCTCCAAGGGTGGCCCTACTCCAGCTCCTACTCCAGCTCCTAGCTCCAACTCCAAAGTGGGTTACGTAAGTACGGAAGGTCACCAGGGCGAGACACCGCCAACCCCCCGCCCCCAATGCCTTCGACACCCAACCGAAAACGCACGGACGAGCTGCCCCGACTGTGCCCGCCGACGCGAATGGGACGAAGCCGAAGCCGCCCGCATCAAANNNNCCATCGACGCCTGCACCCTGTGCGACCAAAACGGCAAACGCGAAGCCGGACCGAACTCGCTGACCGACTGCACCCACCCACTGCCTCAGGAGCCCCAACATGCCTGAGTACGCAACCGGGCCCGGCCGGCACCACCGCGGTCCTGTGATCGCTGCCTACGCGGAGACCGGAGCGATCGACGCGCATTGCCCGAACTGTCACGCACAGCCGGGGGATTGGTGCACGCATGCGGATGGCACTCCACGCAAGATCCCCTGCCCACGCCGAATCCCACACACGGAGGTGACTGAATGAGCGACGTATTGCCGCCCAGGATCGACGGAGACGCACCAGAACCCACCCCCGCGTGTGAGCGGACGTCGGAGAGCGCACAGGGGCACACGGACCGTTTCGTGGAGCGGTGCGCCGAGATCACCCAGCTGACCAGAGCGGGCCACACCGCATCAGAGATCGCCAAGCAGCTTGGCATCACCACGCGGACGGTCGTACGGCACCGACACGCAGGCGGATGCGCCAAGCCCACGCCGAACTGGCTGACCGACGACCAGATCCGGCTAGCTGAGTCGCTCCTCGACGACGGGGCCAGCTACACCGAGGTGGCGCAGACGATTGGGTGCACCGCCCAATCAGTCAGCGAGCGATTCCCAGGCCGCGGATACACCAGATCGCAAGCGAATGAGATGCGGCGCCTCAAAGCTCAACTGGAGGCGCTATGACCCGGCATTGCTCGAACTGCCTCCGCCACACCGTCGTGGAAACCGTTCCCGCCCAGTCCCACGCCCTCAACTACCGAACCATCACCGTCCCCGGCTACACCTGCTGCTCGTACTGCGGCTGGGTGCACGGCTATATCGAGGAGACCGCATGACCGACAAACATCACCGATCCCGACGACGAGTTCTGGACCGGATGCACAGAGGACTGCCCAGAGGACTGCATGGCCGATCACCAAGGCGAGGAGTGACCCCGATGACCGACCGCATCGAAACCGTCATCACCGACGCGATCTGGACCGCGTGGGAAACGCAGGAGTACCCGATGGGCGGCCCATACGTCGACCGCGACATGGGCATGATCGACACGTCAGGTGGTGCCGAGGTCGACATGAAGCGGGCGGTGGAACACATCCTCGCTGCTCTCACCGCAGCCCGGATAGCCGTCGTGGAACTCGGGATATCGGGACGGTGTTCCCCGCATCTCCATGACCAGCACCCGAACCCCGATGCCAATCACCGAGGTCGACGCGTACGTGTCCGCGCTCCTCGCCGCCAAGGCCGCTGCGGAGGCATCCCAATGAGCGCTTCGGACGAAATCGAATGCCGCTGGTGCCGGGAACTGATCCGACCCAATCAGACCGGCGGCTGGTACCACGTCGAGACCCGGCAGCACAGAGCTGATCAACGGTGCTTCCTGTACGCGGAACCGGAGGCCACGCCGTGAAGCTCGCTGACATTCACCACGCCCAAGCCCAATTCCTCACCCGCAGCACCACATGCCCCACCTGCTACCAGGACCGATCAGAGTGCGGAGGACACCACAAGTGAGCGAACGCCGATACTCCACCAAGGACGTCTGCACGAACTGCTTCTACGACTCCTGCGAGAACTGCCGCGGCAACGGCTGCGCATGCCAAACGTTCAACCACCCACCAGGCCACGCCACCACCTACATCGACAGCGAATTTGTAGAGCGCTGCGAATGCGGCAAATGGCTGGAACCCGGCTACTACGAGCACGAAGACCACCTGAAAACGCTTGGAGGGGACCAGCAATGACCGACTGCTACGACCGCGACGGCAAGCCCATGCCGGACGACTGGTACGACACCACCAAGCACGGCAACAAGTACTCGTCCACCATGTCCAACAAGCGCGTGGCCTGCACCGTCGTCGGGGACATCGTCGTGTCCACCGTGTGGCTCGGCCTGGACCACGAGCACTACACCGACGTCCCGATCATCTTCGAAACCATGACATTCGGAGAACCGTGGAACAACAAAATGGAGCGCTATTCCACCGAAGAGGACGCCATGCGTGGGCATCTCCGCGTCCTGGAACGGCTGCGCGCCGGTAAGCCACCGTTCGCATATCTGGATGACGAGAGCGGGGACCAGCAGTGAGCCAACCCATCGACCGCAGCGGCCTTACCGGATCACCCGACTGGCTGCAACGATTCATCGAACACACCGAGAAGTACGCCGCCCAAATCGGGGCCGGTGACATCGCCGCCGACTTCATGACCGACGCACGCATGGCGTGGACCCGCGACGAAGACCGCCGGCACCCTGACCGCCCCTGCGCCTGGTGCCACCACCCACGCAACAGCCCCGAATGCCAGTTCGCCGCCAACCACACCCCGATCGCGGAGGTTTTCGCGTGAGCCAACCCATCGAAACCGACGGCAACCTCCCCGCCGCCCGCAACAAACTCTCCAACGCCATCTCAGCGTTGATCGACCCCAAACCCACACACCGCCAACTCGACGACGGAACCAACCGCATCGAATGGATGGACTCCCTGTATGACCAGCTCACCGCCGCCATACCAGGCAGCCAGGGCAATGCCAGCCGCGTCCCGCAATCGTCCCCGCCCATGTGCATCGACGCCGTGGACATCACGCGCAAGATCGACGCCAGGACAGCGGAGTGGGAGCCACGGCCCGAGATCGACGCATCCAGGCCAACCCCACCAATCGCGGTCATTCGCTTGCAGGCCATCGACAAACGAGGCTGGCGCCCACAAGACGCAAGCCTGGTGGAGCAGATCGCCGGCGAAATCGAAGCTTGGTGCAAAGACATCACCGCGCTGCTCAACCCCGCGCCGCGCTGGCACCTACCCAACCCATGCCCCGCCTGCGAAACCGCAGTCGTCTACAGGCGCAACAGCTCCGACGAGGTAGTCCGCCAACCCGCCCTACAAATCGGGCCCAACGGATGCGTATGCCAACACTGCCACCACACCTGGGCACCCGAATACTTCCAGCACCTCGCACAGGTCCTCGGATACAAGCTTCCTCCAGGGGTTTTGGAGTAGACTCGAACAGTTGAACGAAAGGCCCCGGCGACTGCGCGAACAGCCCCGGGGAATGGCCGACTAACGAGGAGTCGACGTGAACAAGCGTAAGCCATCGGTGGATTGGGAAGCATCCCCACTGAAACTGGCCCCAGCAACCAGCGATGAAGAATCCACCTGCCAAGTCACCAGGTGCCGCGATGATCGGCACGACGACTGGCCCGTGTGCTTCATGCACGCCATGCTCATATCCCGCGCATACGATGAACTGCTTGACGCCCACACGAATCCCAAGCCGCTGCCGCGAGACCCGTTCGTCTACTACCTCATGGTCGGACCTGAGACGGTCAAGATCGGCACCACGAAAGACCTGAACCGCCGCCTGTGCGGACTCCGAACCGAGGCGCAGTACGTGGTAGCTATCGAACGGGGCAGCTTTGAAGTCGAAACCGAACGCCATCGCCAGTTCGCTGACGAACGGATAGGTCGGCGCGAGGACTTCCGACTCTCGGACCGCCTCAAAGCGCATATCGAGGCAATGCAGCCAGACCGCGATCGACTCGTAGAGATAGCTACTACAGCGACACGAAAAAGCGGAGCGATTCGAAAGAATGGCGAATTTGTGGCACCATAAACCTTGGCACTACAAGTGTCTCCAAAGCGCCCCGGCCCTTCATCGGCACAGGGGCGCTTGTCATTGGAGGTTCCTATGCCTACCTTCGCTGCACCGACCCCGCTGACGGAACGCATCCTCAACGCGAAACGCAGTCTCAACGAGGCGCGTGCCGCTGGTCATCAGCCGTTGATCGAAGCCGCCGAACGCGTGTTGAACGGACTGATCGATCGCCTACCGCGTAAGGAGTCCTGATGCGCCGCACACTCGCCCACACACTGCGCAGGGCAGCGCGGGTACTCATCCGATGGTCGAACAAACTGGAGCCGATCGTGCCCAGCACGTGGGAGAAGCGACTCGCTGACGGATTCGCCAAGGGCGTTCCGTTCTGATGCCGAACCAGTCGTTCATCGACCTACTCACCCAAACATTCAAGGCTGGCTCACTACCCCACCCGGGCGACGAAAACCGGCCACCCTACGCCATACCCATGCCAGGATTCCGCGGCACAGGCATGTCCGATGAGCAAGCCCAAGAGATGATCGGGATGGCCGCGAAAAACTGGGCAGAAGCCCTCGACCACGTAGTAGACGTTGCGGGCAAAACGGTCATCGACAAGGCCGAACTCGCACAGTTGCGCGCTGAAGCCGCAGACGCCCCCGACGGCACACGCATCATCCAAGTGACCACCACACCCACCAGTGAGCCCGTACTAGAACTCCCGGTGAAGAAAACCAGCGACCGCGTGATCGTCCCCGCATCCGTGCTGAAGAAAGTCGGAGAACACCTGTGAGCCGCATCCGCATCGAGGTAGACGGTCAGACCGCCATGGACTCCAACGTCACACTCCGCCAAGGCGAACTCCCCAACATGGACACCCTCAAGGCCTCACTCCAAAGCGCATCAGGTGGCCAATTCCAACCCTGGCAACTACCCACCATCGGCGCACTCTCCGCAGTCCTGCTAGAAGCCAACCTCAAACAACACATCCCCGACACCACCATCACCATCACCACACGCGGCAACGGATGGTGCCTCGACGTAGACCAAGATGCCAAGCAAGGGCAGCACTAACGCCAGAGGCTACGGCTCCGCCCACCAACGCAGACGCGCCAAGTGGGCACCCAAAGTGCAATCAGGCGAAGTCAACTGCTGGCGCTGCAGACAACCCATCCACCCCGGCCAACAATGGGACCTCGGCCACGACGACCTAGACCGCAACCAATACCGCGGACCAGAACACGCCCTCGCCAAAGACTGCCCAGCCGGCGGCAACAGAGCCACCGCAGGCCGACGCAACACCCACCGAACCACCAACCGACCCAACATCTACATCGTCACCGGCCCACCAGCATCCGGCAAAACCACCTGGGTCCGAGAACACGCCCAACCCGGCGACATCACCATCGACTACGACGCCATCGCCAACGTCCTCACACCACCAGACAGCAACCCACACCACCACCAACCACACATCCACACCATCACCCGGGCAGCCAGACAAGCAGCCATCAACAAAGCACTCACCACCCCCGGCACACACAGCATCTACATCATCCACTCAACCCCCGGCGCCACAGCACTCCAGCAATACCAAGCACTCGGCGCCCACATCGTCACCATCGACCCCGGCATCGATGTGGTGATGGCACGGTGCAAAGCCGAACGGCCATGGCAGATGCAGCAAGCCGCCAAACAGTGGTACGCCAGCAAACAACCAAGCGACCACAGCAAACAACATTCGAGCGGGCCGCCCGCACTCGGGTTCTTCGCATAAAAAAGGCCTCTGACCTGCGGAAACGCAACACTGACCAGGCGGCAGGCCCCTGACCTGCGTTTTTAGGGTGCGACCGGCCTGACCCCGATGCCTCAGTCAGAAATCTCTCCCCGCGAAAAAACGAAAACGAACAAAGGGGGTGACATGTCCAGCAAACAATCAGGCAAACGACTACGGGCTGTGAGCGACGACGACGTGCCGCCTCGCCCGAAGCCGGAGACGATCAAGGCGGCCACGGAGTGCTCCGAACTGGATCTGCTGATCGCGATGCGGGACAAGATTTCGACGGAGATCGACGGTGGCGTTCCGCCGCATACGTTGGCGCCGTTGATGCGTCAGTTGCGCGACCTGGACAAGGAGATCCGGTCGTTGGCTGCGCGAGAACAGGACTCTGCTGAAGATGGCTCCGACGGCGACAGTTTCGACGCCTCGGCTATCTGAGGTCGCGCGGCATCTGGTTTACCCGTCGACAATTCGGTCGTCGGTGTATCCGCGGGTGCAGAAGCGGTTGCGGTCGGTCGGTGTTGAGTTCGACTTGTGGCAGCAGGGTTTCAGCTCAATCTCGCTCGGTGTGGATGAGTCGGGGAAGTTCGCTTCCACGATCGGTGGCGTGGTGGCGTCGATACCACGCCAGGTGGGGAAGACGTTCACTGTCGGGCATCTGCTGATCGGGTTGTGCCTGGAGTTCCCTGGGCTGCGGGTCATTTGGACGTCGCACCATTTGCAGACGACGGGCAACACATTTCAGTCGATGCAAGGCATGGTGCGGAAGCCGAAGATCTTCGCGCTTGTCGAAGAGATTCGTCTCGTGAACGGTGAGCAGCGGATTCGGTTCACGAATGGCTCTGTGATCATGTTCGGCGCCCGGGCTTTGGGGTTTGGGCGTGGCATGGACAAGATCGACGTTGAGGTGTTCGACGAGGCGCAGATTCTTCCGATGCGGGCGTTGGAGGACATGGTGCCGGCGACGAACCAGGCGCAGAATCCGCACGGGGCGCTGTTGTTCTTCATCGGGACGCCGCCGCGGCCGGTGGATGACGGGGAGGCGTTCACGGCGAAGCGCCGGCAGGCGTTGGACGGTAACGCTGAGGACGACATGGTGTATGTCGAGTTTTCGGCTGAGCCTGGTTCTGGCCCTGATGATCAGTCGCAGTGGCCGATTATGAATCCGTCGTTCCCTACGCGGACTCCGCTGGTGTCGATGTTGCGGATGCGGAAGAACTTGCCGGATGAGGATGCGTGGCGTCGTGAGGCGATGGGCATCTGGGATTCGATGGATGCCAGCGTGTTCAGTATTGAGCGGTGGCGTGAGCTTGAGGACCGGGCGGCCACGCAGCCTGATCGGGTCGTTTTAACGGTTGCGGTGGCGCAGGACCGTAGTTGGGCGTGTATCGGCGCAGCTGGTGATGTTTCCGGGAAAACGTTGGTGATGTGCCATTCGATGAAGGGTTTGAGTGGTGTCGCGGCGAAGGTGTTGGAGCTGCGGGAGAAGTGGGACGTCGCCGAGGTGGCCCTCGTTGGGGCGCAGGCGAAAGCGTTGCAGCCGGATTTGGTTCAGGCTGATGTGGAGTTTGAGGTGTTGACGGGTGCTGATGAGGCGGCGTCGTGTGCGGCGTTTCAGGAGGCTGTGAAGGACGGCACCGTGGTTCATGTTGGTCAGCATGAGCTTGATGTGGCTGTGAAGAATGCGCGGACGCGAATCAGCGGTGAGTCGGAGCGTTGGGATCGCAAGGACGTGAAGATCGATGATTCGCCGTTGGTGGCTGTGTCGGGGGCGTTTTACCGGTGGGGTGTGCAGAAGGATGCTCCGATGCCGGCGATCTACTGAAGGGAGGTGACGAGTGGGATTCTGGACTTGGATTAGGAACGGCGCGACCAGTCCTGGTGATGTGACGCCGAATTCGAATGGTCCGTCGGACTATGACCCGGGCGATCCGGACGGGTTCGAGTTGGTCGGCGAGCCGATGGAATCTCGGTCGTTGCCGTTCCCTGTGCCGTCGTCATGGTCTGGATATCCGGAGTCGTGGGCGACGCCCATGTGGCAGATGCAAGCTGGACTGAATCGGTTGATCGATACAGCTTGGGCGTGCCTTGATCTGAATTCAAGCGTGCTGTCATCGATGCCGGTGTATCGGTTGCGTTCTGGTGTGGTGATTGAGCCGCGCACATGGATGGCGAATCCGGATCCCGATGTGTACACGTCGTGGCAGGAGTTCGCGAAGCAACTGTTTTGGGACTATCAGATGGGTGAGGCGTTTGTGCTGCCCATGATGTACCGCTCTGATGGGTTCCCGTTGAAGTTTCGCGTAGTGCCGCCGTGGTTGATGAATGTTGAGATGCGCGGCGGGATACGCGAATACAAGCTCGGCAGCATGGACGTCACGAACGAAGTGCTCCATATCCGATATCAGTCGAACACGGCTGATGCGCGGGGGCATGGTCCGCTTGAGGTGGCCGGTGCGCGGATGACCGCGGCGGGGATGTTGCAGCGATACGCCAACAAGATCGCTGAGACTGGCGGAACCCCAATGTATTGGCTTGGGGTGGATCGTCGGCTGAATGAGACTGAGGCGAGCGACTTGCTTGATCGGTGGGTCGAGTCCCGTGCCCGACGCGCCGGTGAGCCAGCTTTGGTGTCCGGTGGGGCTGAGCTGCATCAGGCAGAGTCGATGAGCGCCAAGGATATGACGCTGCTGGAGTTGGCACAGTTCAACGAGTCGCGTGTTGCAATCCTGCTGGGGGTGCCGCCTTTTCTGGTTGGGCTACCGTCTGGCGGCGATTCCATGACGTACTCGAACGTTAGCCAGTTGTTCGACTTCCACGATCGGGCGTCGTTGCGTCCGAAGGCTACCGCTGTGATGTCCGCATTGTCGGGATGGTCATTGCCGGTGGGGCAGACGGTGGAGCTGAACCGGGACGAGTACAGCCGTCCCGCTCTTAAGGAACGTGCCGAGGGATACAAAGCGCTCTTCGAGATCGGCGCTATCAGTAGCCAGGAGATCCGAACCATGGAGCGCCTACACGGTGACGCGCCGGGTAGGCCCGAGGCGCCATCGCCGGCGGCGCTCTCACTGACTGGAGGTGACGACGCATGACCGATGAGGCGAACCCCTTGGCGCCGATCGAGCATCGATACGCGGGGGTGACGGTAGGTGAAGTCGACTTCACTCAGCGACTTATCACCGTCGTTGCTGTGCCCTACGAGCAGCCCGCCCTTGTGGAGTATCGAAGCGAGTTGTGGCATGAGCTGTTTGAGCGAGGCTCACTGAATTCAGTGGCCGGGGCGCCACATCGCGTCCGGGCGAATCGTGACCACAACAAGTCCCGCACGATCGGCAAGGTCACACAATTCTGGCCCGACCGCGAGGAAGGGCTTGTTGCCGAAGTGAGGATTGCGAAAACTCCGCTCGGTGACGAGACGTTGGCGCTAGCGGATGACGATTGCTTGTCGGCAAGCGTCGGGTTCGGCGTACGTCCGGCTGATCAGGTGTTGGACCGAAAGACGATGACGCGGCGAATAAAGACCGCGTACCTTGACCATTTGTCGTTCGTGGAGAGCCCGGCCTATGTGGGCGCCCAGGTGCTTTCCGTTCGCGACGACGCGACGGCGGTTTGCGCGGCCACTATGGATCCGCTGCGCACGCCGAATCTGGACCAGTTCACCGAAGATCCGATTCTTCGGTGGGCAACTGAGCGACTGAACAAGCAGTAGGTTCGCTCACCGCCGAACAGCAGTAGGCATGTTTTTCGACCGAATGGCAGTAGGTCAAAGGGCTGAATCGCAGTAAGCCGCAATCCCTTTGAATCCGAACCATTCTGGAGGAAATGCATCATGTCCGGTAGCAATATCAATTCCGGCGACGACATGATCCGTCGCCTTGAGAGCGAACTGCGCGAGAAGCAGTCGTTCGCCAACGAGATCATCAACCGAGCGCAGGCTGGCTCGCGCGACCTCAGCGACGAGGACAAGACCCTGCTGGGCGAAACTCGGGGCCGCATCGAGGTCATCAAGGATCAGCTCGAAACGATCGAGGATCTGTCTCGGGTGTCGTTCGAGTCGTCCAACCGCGCCAAGCAGGTCGGTCAGGCCATCGATTCGATGCGCGGACGGCAGCCTGGCGCTGAGGTTGAGTACCGATCGGCCGGCGAGTTCATGCTGGACTCATACAAGTCGCACCTGGGCGACCGGGAGGCGGCGGAGCGCGTGGAACTGTTCTACCGCGCCGCCGCGCACCAGAAGACCACCGACAACCTCGGTGTCGTTCCCGACCCGGTCATTGGCGAGGTCCTGAACTTCGTTGACGGCAGCCGGCCCATCGTCGGGCTTCTCGGCGCGCGCCCACTGCCCGGTGCTACCTGGCACCGACCGAAGGTGACCGCTCACACCACTGTCGGCAAGCAGGGCACCAACGGTGCCGCCGCAGACGAGAAGACCGAGCTGGTCTCACAGAAGATGACCATCACCCGAATCGATGCCAGTGCGGTGACCTATGGCGGCTACGTCAATGTGTCGCGGCAGAACATCGACTTCTCGAATCCGTCGGCGTTCGACGCGATCGTGAACGATCTGTCGCTGCAGTACGCGATCCAGACCGAGGCCGCCACCGGTGCCGCGCTCCTGGCCACCACCAACGAGGTCGAACTTGCCACCGCCAGTGGCGGTACCCCGACCGCCGATGATCTGGTCGCGGGCTTGTGGGCTGCGGTGGCGAACGTGTACACCGCAACCAAGGGCGCGGGTTCGCCTGTGCTGGTGGTGGATCCGTCGAAGCTGTCGGTGTGGGGTAAGGCGTTCTCGTCGTACACCATGAACCAGGATGGTCGCGCTTCGGGGCTGAACATCACCAGCGCTTTCGGACAGGGCATGGTCGGCAACATCCAGGGCATCCCCGTCCTGGTGTCCGCTGGCCTGGGTGGCGCCGGAACCGACTTCGGCGTGCTGCTGTCCACTGCCGCTGTCGAGGTGTACGAGCAGCGCATCGGCACTCTGCAGGTCACTGAACCGTCGGTGCTCGGTGTGCAGGTCGCATACGCGGGCTACTTCACGCCGATGGTGGTGGAGTCCGGCGGCATTCAGCGTCTGATCAACGAGGCCTGATCGATGTGGGTCTGGCGTGACAGTTCGGGTCGGATCGCTTCGGTGACCGGCTCGATTCATCAAGGGACGCTGGACTGGCTGCTGGCTGAGGATGCTTGGCGGTTCGGGGCGGTCGAGGTCGCCCCGGCCCCCGCCTCGGCTCCCATCATCGAGCAGCAGCCGGTCGAGCCGGTGGCTCACGAGGAGATTCTCGCGCCGAAGCAGTATGCGTCGAAGTCTGAGTGGGTTGCGTATGTCGTCGCCAAGACGGCTGACGGTGAGTCACCGGTGTCCGAAGAGGATGCCGACGCGATGACCAAGGATGACCTGATCGAACTGTACGGAGGCTGATATGACCACCACGACCAAGCTGCAGGACTACCTGGGTCGGTGGCTCACCAACGCCACTCCGGGGACTTCTGATGCGACCGATCATCTCGGCCGCGACGTCGTATCCGGTGATGCAGATTTCGTTGGGCGTGATCTGACGTTCGACAATCCGTCGGCGTGGGTGACGGCGACTGCTTACAGTGAGGGCGACTACGTTTCACTGTCCGGCGGTGAAATTCTGCAGGCCACTGAGGGTGGCACCTCCGACGCCGCCGAACCCACCGCTCCCGGCGTTGGGAACACCGTTGTGGACGGCACGGTGACCTGGCTGCAGGTCCGATAGTCCGGTGACCAACGATCTGGTGTCCCCGGCAGAACTGGTACATCTGCCGGGGACACCATTCACGGACGGCGAGGTAGACGAGGCCGCTGCCGCTATCCGCACAGCATTGGAATGGCACGTCGCGCCGGAGCGTCAAGACACTGTTGCGTTCGATATCGTGTGCTACCAACGGCGTCTCCTGTTGCCGACGCGGAACCTTGTGTCGGTGGATGAGATTCGCGTTGGTGGAGCTGTTGTCGACCCATCTGCCTATCAGGTGTCGACACGTCTGGGGCAGGTGGTGAAGAACAGTGGGTACTGGCCGGATGGGTTCGGCACGGTCGAAGTCGACATGACCCATGGCTACGAGTCAGTGCCTCCGGACCTGTTGCCGGTGATCGCTGCTACCGCAACCTCTCAGCGACTTCTTGCGGTGCGGGCACCGGTGATTGAGAACCCTTCACAGATAGGCGAAGGCGTCGGCGCCAACGTGGTTGCGGCAGGGCCGCTCACAGCACGCCCGTTGGGGCGTGATGCGCTGATGCGGTATTCGCTTCGGTGGCTGCCAGGGTTGGCATGACAGTCGAGTTGCACGACCAGGAAGCCACTGAGGGCGAGTTGCTGGTGATTTCGTGGCTGACACCGTTCTTCGAAGAGTTGTCGGGGAAGGCGGATATCACGCGGCGTTCGGGTGATCCGTTGCCGTTCGGTCTGGTGCGTGAGGTGTCGAACACGGAGGACTATCTCCAGTCGCTCACCAACGTGGTGGTGTCGGTGCATTGGCTGGCGGTCAGTCCTGAGGAGTGCACGAGTGTGTCCCGGAAGGGGCATCGGCGCATGTCGGTGTTGCTGCACAAGCCGCAAACCGATGTGCCGCTCAATGGTGGCGGCACCGGCTATGTGGAGTGGTTGGACGTGCAGCACGGACCGATCTGGGTGGAATACGCCAATGATCAGGTTTTCCGCAAGGTCTCTCGTTACGAGTTGGCCATTCCGTACAACGCAATCCAGGAGTGAATTGTGGCCAAGTACAAGGTTGTTTCGCCGGGGCCTGTTCAGGGTGGTCGGGCGTGGCAGGTCGGTGATGTTGTCGAGCTGAGTGGGGCGCAGGCCGCTCAGTACGCCGGCAAGGTGCGCAAGGTCGATGAGGATCGGCCGCGCCGCAAGACGCTCGATGGCATCAAGCGGACTGTTCGCGACCTCGGTGAATCCAAGGGGCCTGTCCTCAATCCCGTCGACTCGGAGCCGGAAGGCGATGGCGAGTAGCGAGCGGGAGATTCGCGCCGAGATTGAACGATTGATCCGGCGTGATGGTGAACTCCGCGTCGATACGGAGGAGTTCGCCGAAGAGGTCCGCGACCATTGGCGCGAAATCGCCCCGGTTGATTCCGGGGAATACGCGGCATCAGTGCATGTGGAGAAACGCAAGGACCGCAGGGGACTACCGCACTACTGGGTGGGGACGCGGGACTGGAAAGCGCACTTCATCGAGTACGGCACCGGTGACGACCCAACCGATTCCAAATCGCCGTTCGGGCCGAACACCCCGACACCTGAGTTCGCGCCGGCCGCCAAGACAGAAGCCCATTTCAAGTCGCGCGAGCAGTAGTCGCGCCTGATTCGTCGCGGACGTTGGTTCCGCGTCGCGGCCCAGCCGCAATCTGAAAACCCCCACACAGTTGGGGTTTTCGCGTTTCTACGGCCGGATCGTCCGGTTCAACAATCCCTTTCCGAAAGGAGCGTCGTCATGACGCAGCCAGCAACCGGCACGACATGGTCCAATGCCGGTCTCAGTGATCTGGAGTCGCGGTTCCTGGAGCGCGGCAAGCTCGTTCAGGCGTGCGTGCGTGATGCGCGCGGCACCGCTACCGACATTTCCCCGCACAACGCGGACGGTTCGGTGCGGTGGTCGCCGTTCGCGCAGGATGACACGTGGCGCGATGACCTGTTCGCGTTCAAGCGCACCAACGGGCTGTGGCGACTGAATCCCGACCCGAACGAAGGTTTCCACCTGGTGGGCGCATTCGCTCAGGGTGACGGGCCGACCAGCTCCCCGTCCATCACCAACGACGACTTCATGATCCTGCAGTCGAACTTCCCGTTCGACACGGACATCACCGAAGAGAACGAACCGTTCTCCTTCACCGCCGTGGAGACCGCGAAGCCGCTGATTCGCCGGCTGCGCAACAACCTCCGGTTGAACGCCGACAACGGTGATGTTCTGGTGGAGGAGCCCGGTTTGCCGAATGCGGGTTGGTCGCGTCCGCTGGATGCCGACAACCCGGGCCGTCAGGTGCTGCTGGTGCGGGAGTACCGCAAGGCCGGTCTGACCGTGTACACGGTGGACGGCTATTCGCTGGCGAAGCTGTCCGATCTGGGTGAATCGTCGAAGGACAAGACCGATTCCGAGGCCGCGGAGATGACCTACACCCCGTTGCCGGACGGCATTTTCATGGCCCTGGTGGATGGCGAGTATCGGCCGGTGATCAAGCACACGTGGGTGGGTGGCCCGGGCTGGGCGGCGATTCTGGCGGCTGAGGTGTGGGTGACGGCGACGGCTTACACCGCTGGCGACATTGTGAAGCTCACCGGTGGTGAGATTCTGCGCGCCACCGTGGGTGGTACGTCGGATGCTGCGGAGCCGACCGCGCCGGCTGTTGGGGCGACGGTGACTGATTCGACGGTGACCTGGTTGCGGGTCGCCTAACAGAGTCCCCTTGGTGGGCGGGTAACCCCTCGGCGCCCGCCCACCAAGGCCATCACTTCATTCCGGGCCGAGGAATAGCCGAGGAGAAACATCATGAGCGACAAGTCATTGCAGGCTGCGCAGGAGCAGGCCGACGAGTACGACGGGTTCGCCCGATCGGGGAAGATCACCGCCCGTAAGTCGGGTGAGGTGTTCACGGTGCCGAATCCGCAGTTCTTCGATGATGACATGTTGACGGCGTATCAGGCGTTGCATCACCGAATGAATCAGTGCGACCGGTGGCCGGACACCGAAGTGCCTGAGCAGCATGTGGAGACGTCGCAGCCTGACGGCACGGTGGTGAAGTCGCACATCGGGGCGTACACCAGGCGCGGCGAGTACATCGAGCCTTATCAAGAGACCGGGGCTGATGGCGTTTCGAAATTGGTAGATCCGCCGTACGAGGTGCAGGTAGCACAGATCGTTCTGGGGGACCGGTACGAGGCGTTCAAGGCTGGTGGCGGGTCGTCCCGTGAGTTGACAATGGAACTGGCGAAGCTGCGCGACCGCGGCGAGGAGCGTGAGGCCGCCGATCCCAAAAGTTCTGGAAGCGCTGCAGATAGTGCGGCTGTGGCCGCGGGAGATAGCCAGTGATCTGAAACGGTTTTGGGGCTGTCATATCCGGGATTGGCATCAGGGCCGAATGTCCAGCTACGAACTGCTGGAGTTGTTCGGATATCGGGCTGTTCCAGATCCTGATGACGTTGAGAAGCGTCTGATTGAAGTGGATTTCGCTCCCGAAGATGGGGCGGTGGCCAAGGCTCGGCGCGACGGTGATTGGCCGGAGTGGGTGAAGATTCTCGCCGAACTCCACAAGGAGGACGCGCTGTATCACGCGGCGAAGTACCGGCAGTCCGACAAGAGCTACAAGGCGACGGTGTTCCTGTCGCCGGTGGAGCGGCGTGAGCGTGCCGAGAGGGAACTGGCCGAGGCGCTTGAGCACCAAGAGGCTGAGACGGATTTCTACGCCCAACAGGGATGGACATGAGAGGCGGTGTGACAGTTGGCCATATACCTTGACGTCTATGCCGATCTGAATGACCGCTCAGTCCGCAGGGCCGCTGACCGGCTGCATGATGACCTGCAGCGTTCCGGTCGAGGTGCTGGCCGCGCATGGGGGCGCGAGTTCGGCCCGCAGGTTGAGAAGTCGATGGCGCGGGTTGAGAAGGCGACCGACAAAGTTGCCGACGCGATGAGCAATGTTCGTCGCGAGCAGGCCAAGTATGACGACCTGGTGGCGCGCGGCAACGCATCTCGGTCCCGGTTGGTGATCCAGTCTGAGCGGTTGGCCACGGCTCGACGTCGGGAGTCGTCGGCGATTCGTGATGCGGCCCGGGCATCATCCGATGCGGCTGAGGCGATAGGCGACCTCACGGTTGCTACTACCGGAGCTGTTCGTTCAGCGTCGGATCTCAGCAGTGCGCTGAGCGGGTTGGCGAAAGGCGCCGCAGCGGGCGCTGGTATCGGGGTGCTCGGTGGCCTCGCAGTGGCCGCAACGGGTGTCGCTGACACTCTCATCGATGTTGGCAAGGCGGTTGTCACTGCCACACAAACCCTGTGGCTGCTACCCGCTGCCGCGACCGCTGCCGGTGCGGGGTTCGCCGCTTTGAAGATTGGCACCCTTGGGTTCGGGGATGCAATGAAGGACATTCGCGACCCGGAGAAGTTCGCCCAAGCGCTGCAGTCGCTGTCGCCGAACGCGCAGCAGGCCGCCCTGTCGATTCGGCAGTTGCTGCCGCAGTTCGACGCACTGAAAAACAGTGTGCAGGACAGCCTGTTTGCGAATGTCGCCGGCGAGATTCAGCGCCTGTCAAACCAGTTCCTACCCATGCTGCAAAGTGCTCTGTCGGGTGTGGCATCGGCGTTCAATACCGCGTTTCAGGGCGTGGCTGGTGTGCTGTCGTCAAACCCCGAGATGATCTCGAACGTACTGAACAACGTTCAGGCTGGGTTTCAAAACGCTGCGCAGGCGGCGGCGCCGTTCACCGAAGCGCTGTTGAAGGTCACTCAGGTGGGATCGTCGTTCCTGCCGCAGTTGGGAACCGCGATTGCCGATGCGGCAACGGAGTTTTCGGCGTTCATCTCGAACGCCGCCGAGACCGGGCAGTTGAAAACCTGGATCGAGGACGGCATCTCTGCTGTGAAGGAGCTCGGCGGCACTATCTGGGATATTGGCAAGGTCATCTACGACACTTTCGGCAGCGCGAAGCCGGGGGAGTTCAAAGAATCGCTCGAGAATGTGGTGAGAACCGCGGAGCTTGTTGCGGGGGCCATTGACGGTATTCAGTGGGTGTGGGACAAGTTTTCTAGGGCATCAGTCGCCGCGGTGAACACTGTCATCAACTCGGTGAACAATCTTCTGGTTCCGCTGCGGGCGGCAGTCGAACTGCTCAATTTGCTTCCCGGGGTGGATATTCCGGTGCCGCAGATTTCTCCTGTTGGTGTGCCGGTAGCGGGTACGCCTGTCGCTAGTCCGGGTGCGGGCAGTATCGGTGGCGGGGCATCTGGAGATCCGTTCGCAGTCACTGGCGCCCGGGCTGGCGTGGGAGTGGGTTCGGCGGCGGCGCCGTGGTCGCCGATGGCTGTTCCTTCTGCGCCGGCTGGTGGTGGCCGGTCTGGTGGCCCGAAGCTGCCTGATGCTCCGGTGATTCCGTATGACGCGACGGTGCCTGGTGGTTCGTCGCCGGCGACGTTTGCGGCTGAGTCGAGTTTTTTGGATGCGCGTCAGAAGCTTGCGGAGAAGCGGGCACGGTTGGATCAGTTGGAGAAGTCGTCAGAGGCTAGTGCGGATGACCGGTTGAAGGCCCGCAACGATGTGGTTGAGGCTGAGCGGGATTTGCAGGGCGCTGAGATTCGGTTGGCTGAGGCACGCCAGTCTGCGTTTGAGAAGCAGAACAAGCAGTTGAACCGGCAGGCCAGCCAGTTGGGTGAGATCGGTGCCCAGTTGGATCAGGATTTCGGTATCTCGAAGGGCTTGTCTGGGATTGCGGAGAACATCACGAAGTTTGTGGCGAATGTGGCTGCGGCACCGCTGTTGGGTCAGTTGTCGGCGGTGTCGCAGGTGAATCCGACGCAGGGCGGGCACGGTCTGATGGGGATCCTGGGTGCGCAGGGTGTGTTTGGGCCGCAGTACCAGAACAACCAATACGCACAGGGCGCTTCGGCGATGGGGCCTGCCGCTCTGCGTCCTGGCGGTGCCTATCCAGGTGACGCGGCACTGCTGGCGAACGTTCCCGCAGGCCGGTACGCGCAGGTGCAGGCCGCTGACCTCACGCAGGGATTGGGTGACTGTTCTTCTGCGGTTGAGGATCTGGTCAACATTATGGATGGCCGTCCGACGGGTGGTCGGTCGATGGCTACCGGCAACGCTTCTGAGTGGCTGACGTCGCGTGGGTTCCTGCCTGGCATGGGCGGCGCGGGCGATTTCCGCGTGGGTTTCAACTCCGGGCACATGCAAGCCACTCTGCCGGGTGGAACGAACTTCAACTGGGGTAGCGATGCATCTGCGGCGCAGCGTGGAGTAGACGGCGGTTCAGGGGCATACGATCCGTCGCTGACGTCGCACTTCTACCGGCCCGCTGGCGGGGCTACTGCCGCGCCGACGTATGCCCCGTTGACAGCGGCAGAGCTCACCAACCCCGCGTTGACCAGCCCCACTCCTCTCACAGGCGTGCCGTCCATGGGTGGCGGGATGCTGCCGGGGATAGGGATGCCTTCCGCTGCCCCGTTCGCGAACACCCAGTACGGCGGCATCACACCCACATCCGGCACCGGCAAGGGCGGTGTCGGCATGTCCGGCGGTGGTGCTCTGGGTATGGCGATGCAGGCCGGCGGCATGGCGTTGGATGCCATGGCGCCCGGTGCTGGGCAGGCCGCGCAGATGGGCATCAAGCTGCTCAACCGCGGCATTGAGTACGGCGGCCAGGTCGCGGGTATCGGTGCGCAAGGGTTGATGGAAACCTTCCTGCCGACCGGTGGATCCGAGCTGGCCAACAACAACTGGATCACCCGCATTGTGGGCGGCTTGGCTGGTGCAGCACCAGCACTGCCGAACCTGGCCGGGAAGTCCTCGCAGGCCCCGACGAAGGATCAGGTGAACGCGGTCAATCAGGGTGGCGGTGGGGGCGGTCAGCCCGCGTCGCAGGACAACAGCCGCCACATCACCGTCGATGCCCGCGGTCGCAACGACGGTCAGGGTATCGCCCGGGATATCGACCATGCTGATCAGCAGCGCTACGCCGGGCCGGGTATGTGATGGCCAAACGCTACCCCTCCACTGAGGTCACCCCGCACGGTTGGTATCACCTGGTCAAGGGTGACAAGCCGCAGATGTGGCTGGATGCCTACGACGAGTCGATGACGTTCGATTTGTTGGGCGGCCTGGCGGTCACCAACCTGTATGACACGCCTGAGACGGTGCAGATCCCTCGGGGCGGCATGAAGGGTCTGATTCCGCCGTGGGCACACATCATGCAGAAGGGCGCCACCCAGGACGGTTCCACGCACATTGATGCCTTGTTGGATCCGACTGAGGTTGGGTTGGATGTGGTGTGCCGGGGCCGGGATTGGCGGCACACCAACCGTGTCTCGCGGGAGCTCTTGGATTCTATTGACGCGATTCAGCAATCCCGGTTGAACTTTTGGACGCACGACATGGGGCACTGGTGGGCCGATGTGCGTTGGTTCCAGGGCGCCCCGCAAAACCCCATCAATCTCACCAAAGGCGGCCAGAAGTGGGGGTTGCGGCTACTCGCTGATACGGCGTGCTGGCGTACCTACGACTGGACTTCCATGTTCACGTTCACCTACGAGGACATGACCGCCACCACCTTCGACGCACCACTCACCGGGTGGCCGCAATACCGGTACGAGGGCATCGGGACGGGTGGCCCGGTCGGCACCGGCGACGGGGTGAAGTGGGACGAAGACGGCACCGCCGGCATTTCGGTGATGCTCGGACCCTATGCGGGGTTTGATACCGCCACCACCAACCAGGTCGTCAACGTGGTGATCGGTTCGTTGATGGAGTTCGGGTTCCTCGATGCCGCGTTCCTCGACATTTGGGGACGCTGCGGCCGCGACGGTAACGATGACTGGGACGGCACTGGTATTCGTGCCCGTATCGGTATGGGCCGGGTGATTCTGACCGCGTTCGTGAACTTCGCGGAGGTGTGGGAGCGGCAGTGGCTCAAGCCGATACCACCTGTGTTCGGTGAGAAGTTCACGTTGGTGTGTGGGTTTGAGGATGAGCCGCGCAAGTTTCAGATTCAGCGCAACGGTATCCCGATCTTGACGCATGTGGAGTCTGGTACGGATTCGGTGGTTGATGCGTCCCATAGGGGTATTGGGATGGGGATGCGCGCCGGCACTGGGTTGTTCACGCAGGCGTCTCCGCCGTACATCCGCAAGATCAGTGCGGGGGATAACGCGCAGGTGTCGCAGTCTGGGTTTGTGCCGATGGTGAATATCGGTGACCAGAAGATGTATTGGGACGCCACCTTGTTCGGGCCGTTCGAGAAGGTGCGCCTGTATGACGGGCCGGGTTCGAGTGAGTCGGTGGAGTTCGGGCCGCTGCTGAAAAACCAGATTGTGTTCCTGCGCACCGATCCCAGGTCGAACACCACACTGGTGCAGGATTTGACGTCGACACCGCCGACGCCGCAGGAACTCAACATTTTTCAGCAGGCCACGAAGACGTTGTTGTCGTTCTTCTCGGACCAGAACGCATTCACCGACCAAATCTCGTCGCTGTTCGGTATTCGGGCACCGCAAGGGAACTTCTATAAGTACTTGTCGGGCCGGTTTTCGGATAATGCTGCGATTCCTGCGAAGTCGCCGGGGGATGCGTTGCGGGATGTGAAGCCGTATCACGTGAAGGTTGAGATTGACGGTGGGAACGCGGATTCCAAGGTGATCCTTTCGGGGACACCACTGAGGCGAAGCCCGCTGTAATGCCACACGCCGATCCAGAGAAGGCGCGCGAATACCACAGGAAGTACAGGGAAGCTCGACGTGACCTGTTGCGCGCCAAGGCCAGGGAGTACTACGCAGCCAATCGCGAGGCGGTCAAGCAAAAGGCGAAGGCTCACCGCGAGAGTAACCCCGAATACCACCGCGAGTACCAGCGGAGCTACCAGGCGGAACATCGAGAACGACTCGCTGAGTATAAGAAAGGCTGGGGGACTAGTCACCCGGATAGGGGTCGGAAGTACTACACCGAGAACCGCGAGCAAGTATCACGGAGACGCAAAGCGCGTTATGCCGCCAACCTGGAAAGCGAACGTCGGCAGGCGCGGGAGCGATACGCGGCCAACCCTGAGCGCTTTGTTGAGGCTGGTCGCCGTCGGCGTGCGCGCGAAAGCGGGGTCTCCGCGGTCCCATATACCGCCGAGCAGTGGGCGGCGAAGGTTGCCTACTGGGGTGGGCGCTGCTGGGTTTGTGGCGGTGATTGGTCGGCTCGGGATCACGTCAAGCCGATCGCTGCCGGCGGCGGACACATTCTGTGCAACCTGCGACCGATCTGCAGATCGTGCAATTCGAGCAAAAAGGACCGATGGCCTGTAGCGGACGCGCTCGGCGTCCATAGTCGACAGGGGGCTGCAGCATGACGTCAACTTTGCGGCGCCATGAGGCGGCGTGGAGAGCGGCCATTCAATCCGGAGACCCGAATCGCATTGCCGTCACGGCCCGGAGGCTGACTGAACTGAAGTCGAAAGTCGACGTGTCGTTCAGATATACGGTCTGCGATCGCTTTTGGCAGCCAATGGGTGCGGTCGGCTCCGACCTGATGGAGTCCACCGGGGCGGTTCCGCGCAATGACTGCCCGACCGGCATGGTCAAACTCAAGGGCTCCAGTCCACTCATTCCACTGTTCATGGATTGCCGCAACACCATGGTCGGTGTTGAGGTTGAGACGGCGGGGCAGCGGTACAACTTTTACACGAAGATGCACCGCTACCAGTACCAGGACGGTGAGTGGACGGGTACCGCCACGATTCGCGGCATCTGGGACATCCTTAACTACTATGTGATTTGGCCGTCGTGGTGGCTTCCCATTCAGGCGCAACCGTTTTCGCATGCCATCTTCATCTGGGCGATGCAAACGTGCTTGGAGAACATGGTCGCTGAGTGTGCGATCCGGTTGCAGTCGGGTTGGTTGGAGTTCATCAACAACGGCCTGTCGTTGAATCCGGATGTGCGGGCGTGGTTCGGCACGGTGCTGCAAGCCCTGGAGCGGGATGGGTTGTCGTTGCAGACGTTCGGTCGGATGTTGCGTACCCCAACGTATGTGAAGCGGACCAACCCGTTCCTGGACACGTCACCGATGTTCGGGCGGACCGTGCGTATGGAGTCGTGCGGGACGGTCATCAAGGACGGCACCCGCGCTTACGGTGTGAACACGCACATGGATTTGTGGCGGCCGGGGGATCCGCAGCCGGACAAGTGGATCACTCTGGATCAGCCCACGTATGTGTTTTCGACGGTGGATCGGTCGCAGATTGAGGGGCCGACGAAAACGGTGGCGGATTCGGTGTTGCGCACCGTTATTGACTTGGGCGGATCGTTGGGCGGCATTTTCAAGCCGGTCATTCAGCAGGTGCCCGGCATGGATGGGGTGTTCTACTCCCCGTTGTTGGGTGTGGATTTCGAGCAGCCGTACGCGATCATCGTGGCGCCGGATCAGAAGGTGTTGCCGGACGGTCGGGTCGTCAGCGAGGACGGGGCGATCCTCGAATGCACCGTTGACGATTACACGCCTGAGGGTTGGCAGCACATCATCGGCGGTCGTTCGCCGAAGTGGTTGAACGACTTGATGAATGCGACGTTCGCCTGGTTGATAGACAGCCTGATGATCGTGGTCGGATTCACCGGCATCCCAAGCGATCTACTCAGCGGGTTCCTGAATAACTCGTTCCTTGCGTTCCAGTTGATCCAGCACTACGAGCGGCGCGACGACGTAGGCCCCTACCATCCCGCGATCGAACGGTTCCACCCCACCGCATCAGCCCCGTACAACATCGAAACCGTCTTCGCGTTCATCAACGCCCTGTTCGACTCGCAGGGATACACCACGGCGACAGTCGTTTTCCGCAACGGTGACCAATACGCGCTCGGTCGGGACTTCTTCCACGGCGGGCTCATGTCGCTGGTGTACATGAACCGCACCCGCATGGTGACCGATTACGTGGAGCAGATCGGTTGGCGCATATCCCCTGACGAACGGAAGGTGTGGGCGCAGATGGGTGACGGCCGCCGCGGTGAAGCACCGCTGGCCAAACATCAACGGCTGATCACAGCGGCGTTTGAAGCCCTGAGCGTGATCACGTTGTCGCCTCAGAGCTGAGCTTTTTCATTGCGCGCTTGCGGCGTTGATACTCGCGGGCTCTATCACGTCCACAAGTGCGGCATTGCCGCCGACCTCCGGCGCGGATGGTGTTGGCTTCATCGTAAGGGTGGCCCTGGGGACAGTGGGTGCGGTCGCGTGAATGCGGACGGGTGGTTCGTGTTGCCCGCCAGTCTTTCGCGCAGATACGGCAGTACCGGTACCCAGTACTCGGTGCAACGTAGGTGTTCTCGTCGGTTCGTTCGTGTCCGTTAGGGCAGTGGGTGGCGTTGCCGCGCCAGTGGTTGCCGTTCCGAAGGCAGTCATGGGCGTTCTCCGATCTGGTGCCCCAGCGCAAGTTTTCGAGCCTGTTGTTGTTCCCGTCGTCGTCGTAGTGGAGCGCCTCATGCCCACTAGGGCAAGGTCCAACAAAGGCTGATAGCACCAGCCTGTGCACCAGGTGGTTTCCGGGCTGTTGCCCTGCCTGATACAGGGCGACAACCAAGTACCGCCCTTGGGGGATCTGCTTGAGTACCCGCCCCTTCATCTGCCTGGGTGTACCCCATCGACTGACTCCGACTCTGTCCAGCGACCGTACGCGCCCGTGGTCGCTGACCTCGTAGTAGTCGTAGCCGGGTATTGCCATCCAACGTTCTGTCATGTGCCCCAGTTTATTACGGGCCACCGACATCTAAATGTTCTCAGACCCACCGATAATCCTGATCGGAGATTCACATGGCTTGGCCCATCGTTGATTACAGTGGCGAACCGCACTACAAGGGGACTGGTGATGTTCTGGTGCCGGTGACCGGTACTGGGGTGGCGCACATTTTCTTGCGTGAGGATGGCGGGATCATCGGCGGTGTGTCGGGTGTGATGCAAGGCGATCCCGGCACGCATGCGGAGATAGACCCAACCATCAACTTGACCGAGTTGGCGTGGAATGACCCGACGCCGGCGTCTGCGTCGTGGACCGAGCTGCAGCCGGGGACGACGACGGACCCGCAGATTTCGCAGTTGAATCTGACGTTGCATGCGGGTCAGCCGGGTGTTGATGGTGAGTCGGTGTGGGATCCGACTGATTTGGATCCGTCGCCTGTCGCTGGCCGTGTCCCGGTGGTCAACTCGGCGTTGGATGGGTTCGATCTGGTGGATCAGAAGATCCCGGAAGTGTTTTACCCGGGGTCGGTGTCCAATATGCCGTCTGGGAATGCGAATTTCACGGTGGCTTCGGTGGCTGTTCCGTCGCGGCCGTGGGCTCGTCGGGTGCGGGCGTTCGGTCACCAGGTGGTGTCGGGTGAAGCATCGGATGTGCGGTATGACTTGATTGCCAGGCTGGACAATGAGTCTGGCGGAAACATCATTGCCCGTTGTCATGGTGTGGCGCAGACGGAGCGGCTGCAGTTGTCTCCTGGTCGGGCTGCGGGTTTGGCTGACGCGTATGACCAGATCCCGGCGAACACGGCTGCCACGGTGTATATCCGGTGTGAACGCCAGGCAGGCACGAGCACCGCCACCTCATCCGCTTCGCAGGCGCTGTTCTCGGTGGAGACGTTGCCGCTGTGACGAATCCTGGGATGCCTGATTGGGCGTTGGAGATTCCGTGGGCTGATGTTCATCAGGAGCAGTCGAATCAGTTGGTGCGGCCGTTCACTGCGCAGCAGTTGATCGAGTTCGGCAAGGAGCTGATTGAGCAGTTCATCAAGCGTGTGGTGTTGGCGGTTGCTGGGGCGTTCATTCCGGGCGAAGAAGCGTTCGATCAGTTGCGGGATTGGGCGCTGAACTTGCCCGTCATCGGGGATATTATCGCCAAGATCAACGAGGTGTTCTCGGCGATCTTCGGTGGGATTGATTTCACGGGTGAGTTGCCCACACCTGAAGAGGTGTGGGACACGGTGATCAACACGCTGATGCTGCCCCTGAATCTGCTGCTCGGCCCGAACTCGCCGTTGAATCCGGCGAACATCTTGGGTCGTCTGCGGATCAATCAGATCGGTGGGGTGTCGCTGTCGCATGTGATCACGCAGACCTCGAATCTGTTCGCGGAGTTCATCGCCGAGGGTTCGGTGCCGGCGGCTGATGGTTGGTCGTTCGACGCGGCCAACAGCGCGGCGCAGGTGGTTTTGGATGGCACGACGAAGGCGATCTATGACGATCCGATCGATGTGGCGCCGGGTCAGGAGATAGCGGGCTCGGTTGAGGCGCTGCTGGATTCGGTGACCTCGTCGCCGGGTGCGGCGGTCGAGTTGGCCCTGTTGCTGTATGACGGGGTGTCTGAATCGCCCACGGGTACTTATGTGTTTGATTCGATCGCTGACCCGTCGGGCACGGTGACGTGGGCCGAGTTGTCGGGGACGTACACGGTGCCGGCGTCGGGGGTGAAGGCTGTCGCCCCGGAGCTGCGGGTCGAGGGCGGCACGTCGGGCACGGTGAAGTTCAAGACACCGGCCGGCGAGGTGGTGTTGCCGTCGGTGCTGCAGGATGGGTTGCCGAAGGCGATCCAGGATCGCATCGATGCTATGCAGGACACCTGGGATGCGTTCAAGGGTGCGGCTGGTGGCACTGTCTCGGATATTCAGGATGCGTTGGATGATGCGGGTCAGGCGATTCGGGATGCGTTGGCGAACGCGTTGGGGCACGGAGGTTCTGGGCATACCTCGGCGAATTTGCTGACGTACTTCCAGCAGATTCCACAGGGTGTTGTTGACGGACTGACTGATCTTTCAACGCAGACGAATCAGATTATTGACATTCTGGCGGGCGCTGTTGTTACGCCGATTGATGCGGCAGTCCAGGCGGTGAAGGATTGGTGGGATCAGTGGTTCGGTGGGGGCTCCTCGAACGCTATTCCGTTGGCGCAGAAAGGCGCGGTGAATGGTGTTGCGCCGTTGGATGGTAACCGGCTGATTCCTGAGATTTATCTGCCCGCGGGCTCGGGTGGCGGTGGTGGTGGTGTGCCGACCGAGCATGTCTTGTTGACGTTGGCGGCGGATCAGTCGATTCCGTCTGGTGTGGCGACGGCGTTAACGGGGTGGCAGCAGATCGGCAGTGTGGAGGCCGATTTTGACGGCACCAACACCGAGTTTTCGCTGCCGCTGTCGGGGTGGTGGGATGTCCAGTCCCAGGTGGTGTGGGGCTCGTCGACGACTGGTAAGCGGCAGTCCGCGATTGTGCGGACCTTGTCGTCCGGGTCGGTGGTCCCAGCGGTGTCCGGCGAGGACGCGGCAGACTTCCCCGCGTGGGGGGTGCGCAACGCGGTCCGTGCGGTGCAGGAGGTCGCGGCTCGGTCCCCGATGGCAGCGACCGATGCGTTCAGCGTTGAGGCGTACCAGAACAGTGGTGGCGCGTTGAACGCTGTCGCTGGGTATCCCGATGGCACGTATGTGCTGGCAACCTATTTGGGTGAGCGGGAGTCGGAGTTCGTTCCGTTCACCGAGGAGAACGTCACCCGGGTTAGTCAGCCGGTGCCTGATGGTGCGGCGGGTTGCTGGGTCACACTCGGC